AGGCGGCTCTGTGCTTGTGTGTTCAAAGTGCAACGGCAAATCAAAGAGCAGCGGTCGCACAATTGCAAGGTGTCCGAAGTGCGGAGCCAAGATAACAGATTGCACGATCAGCAAGAGCGATTTGGCTGGTCATGAACTGCCGGAGGTGAGCGGGGAATGACATTCTATATTGCGGTGACCCCTGACGAGTACGAGTTGCCGATGGCGGTCGCGGAGACGACCGAAGAATTGGCGCGGCTGATGGGCGTATCAGGCGGTACCATCCGCTCGCATCTTTCCAAGGTGAAAAGCGGCATCGTGAAGAAGCCGAAATATGAGAAGGTGGTGATTGAGGATGATGACTGATGTGCAGATGTGGTTTATTTCCGGCGTGATTGCTGTCGCGGTGATCGCAGTGTCTGTGATGTACGTCTGTTTGGTCGTGGCGGGCGACCGTCACAAGAAGTGACAACATGATTTGACTCAGCCCTCCCCTGCCCTATCGAGAGGGGCAAAATACCCTGTTTTGACCCCTGAGGGGGGGAGGGGAGGAGCTTTTTACATTGATTTTCGAGGGAGTGAAGCGGCTATGAGTGACGAGACAAGACTGGTGATGATCGGGATGGTCGCCGTCGCGGTGGCGGTATTTTTCGCGGGATTCCTCGCGATGGGCATCATCGCGTCAGTGACGTCTCACAAGGATGAAACGGACGTGATGCACATGAGGGGCGGCGCGTATGCGCTGGAAATTATCTTTTACGACCGGAATGAAACGCGGCTGCGGCTGGAACGCGTGCGGGAGCATTTCTTCCGGGCGGGGATGCTGGCGGCGGTGTATGCGTCCGGTAAACGGGCTTACATCCCCCTCGACAGCGTGAAATACATCCGGGTCCTCCCCTATGTGGAGATCGACAGAAAGGAGGAAGAAAAGACCTATGTGGATTAGTACCGACAGCGGGATGCTGCTCAATCTGGATCGCGTGACGTCGATCTGCGTTGACAAACTGGATACCTCCGTCCCTTGGAACGACGGCACCCCTTGGGGCGTTTTCTGGCGCGGAGACAACATGAGCGGGGTGATTTCCCGGCACGTCGAGAGGCACGAGGCGGAGGAGCGTCTGGCGGAACTGTATCATATCGTGGATTGAGGGGGTGACGGTGATGGCGGACGAAAAGCTTGACCCCTTCCGCTGCGTTTACTGCGGATGCAAGGTGCCGTGGTACGCTCACATCTGCGGGTCTTGTTACCAGAAGTTGATCTTAGTACGCAAGCTCCGCGGGATCGTGTATGACATCAAGCGGCAGGCAGAGGAGGAAAAGAAGCATGACAGCGGATGAGGTAAAAGGGCGGCTGCGGGCGTACCGACGCGCCTGCAAAGAATGCTGCAAACTGAACCGGAAGATCAGGGATAAACGCGACAGCATGACGCAGCCCCGCGCCGTGAGAACCGATGCGCTCCCCGGCGGCAAGGGCAATACTCTGGAAGCGGCGATTGAGAAAATAGACACCCTGGAGCGCCGGCTTCATGCCGCTGAGTCCGAGAAAGACAAGGCGCTATCTGATGTGCGGACGCTGATCGCGCTGGTGGAGGATCCCGACGGGCGGTATATTCTGATATTGCGGTATATAAATGGGGTAAGTTTTGACGATATTCCCGAACAGATGTATATATCAGACCGCTCCATGTGGCGGCGGTACAATCGGGCAATTGACGAAATCATAAAAGCAACGGAAAAATAAAAAGTTGGCAGTGTTTTGGCAGTAGGTATGTGCTAAAATATCTATGATGGGATTCGACTGCGAGAGGATTCTTGGTATTACCTCCTTAGCATATCCGGTGCGGCGGCTGTTATCTTCCTGCTGCCGTGCCGGATATCTCCCTTTTACTATTTTGACTACACGAGGTTTTTGTTGTTTTTGCTCCTTTCAATTTGTGGAAAAAGCTGCTTTTGTCCTTCCCGGACGGGCGGCTTTTTTCGTTTCGTTTTATATTACAATCCAAGAAGGTGAGGCGGTATGAATGAGGGGAACTTGATTCCGCTGAATAAACGAACAAAGAGCGAAGTAAGAGAAATTACCCAAAAAGGCGGCAAGGCGAGCGGTGTGGCGCGGAGCTTCAAGGCGGCATTGAAAAAGAAAATCCGGGACAATCCCGCGTTGACAGAGGAATTTATCGATACGCTGTGGAAGATGTTTCTGGAGGACAGAGATATCAAGGCCGCGCAGATTCTGCAAGAATTGATGGAAGAGAAAACGACGGAGTTGGACAAGAAACTCAAAAAGGCGCAGATTGAGAAAATCAAAGCCGAGACCGAAGCCATCCGGCGGCGCGGTGACAGCGGCGGCCCCGCGTTGGAAAACGAATTGCCGATGCTTTACCATGCCTTGGAACAAGGCGGGGAAATGGAGGATGACGGCGATGACGTTTGAAAAGCTGTCAGAAAAGCAAAAACAGGTCTTCCGCTGGGCGTTTGCAACGGATTACAAAGCCATTATCTGCGACGGCGCGGTGCGTTCCGGCAAGACCATTTGCATGATCTCCGCCTTTATCCATTGGGCGATGCGTGAGTTCAACGGCGCAACTTTCGGCATATGCGGCAAGACCGTCGCTTCGGCGGAGCGCAACATCATCCGACCGCTGCGGGGCATCGCGGATATTACCGCGTATTTCAGGCTCCGTTATTCCGCCTCGGCGCATCTGCTGACGGTGGAGAACCGCGAAAAGTGCAATTATTTCTTTGTCTTCGGCGGCAAGGATGAGTCAAGCTATGAGCTGCTGCAGGGCATTACGCTGTCCGGCATTTTTCTGGACGAGGTGGCGCTCATGCCGGAGTCCTTTGTCAATCAGGCGGTGGCGCGTACCTTGTCCGAACCCAAATCACGGTATTGGTTTAACTGCAATCCGGAAGGTCCTACCCACTGGTTCTATCGAAACTGGATTTTACAGGCGGAAAAGCAGAACGCGCTGCACCTGCACTTTCTCATGTCGGACAATCCGATTCTGACCCCGGAGCAGCTGAAAGAAGCGGAAAGCCGCTTTTTGGGCGTATTCTATGACCGATACATCCGCGGGCTGTGGGTGGTGGCGGACGGCGTGATCTATTCCATGTTTGACGCGACGGAGAATGTGCTGCCGGATGTGACGTTCCGGCCGGAGCGAGAACTCATCGCCGTGGACTACGGCACCTTTAATCCCTGTGTCTTCCTGCACCTTTACGCGGCGGGAACCGGAGACGGCATTAGGCATTACATCGACCGCGAATACTACCACAGCGGACGAGGCGAACAGGGCGGCGCTGCTGTTCAGAAAGACGATGAGCAATATGCGCGGGATATGCTGACCTTTACGGGAGGCAGGAAGGACATCCCCATCATCGTGGACCCGTCGGCCAGTTCCTTTATCACCCGGCTGCGGCACGATGGCTTTACTAACGTGATTCCCGCCAAGAACGCTGTCGCCAAGGGGATTGCGGCCGTATCGGTGGAACTGACCGGACGGCGGCTGACGATTTCGCCCGACTGCGTGAACACGCTGCGGGAGATTCCCTCGTATGTGTGGGACGTAAAGCACGCCGAGAGAACGGGCGAGGACAGACCGCTGAAAGAAAACGACCACTGCTGTGACGCGCTGCGTTACGGCGTTTATTTTGATATTCTGGCAAATGCCGGCGTGCGTCCCTCGGTATCCGGACGCGGCGCGAGATAAGGGAGTGATGGGCATGATGGAATCGCCTATGAGAATCCTCTTGACGGAGCTGTCCGGGCTTTACGGACAGGCGGTGCTGGAGGATATCGGGAAGACCATCCGATTGTATGATTTCTATGACGGCAAAGGGCAGGACTGGGAGACGCCCAAGGGGCTGGATTACAAGCCCACCAAGAAACGCGTCAATCTGGTGAAAAAGCTGATCAAGCGCGAGGCGGGATTTATGTTCGGCCGGACGCCTGAGATCACATATGAGTCGAAAAAGAATGACGATCCGGCCATCGCTGCCGCGCAGCAATTGCTGGACGGGGTTTTGAAAAAATCCGGCTGGCGCAACAAGCTGATCCAGGCGGGGCGGGACTGCTTCATCGGAAAGCGCGTCGCTTTGAAAGTGAGCGGCGGTCAGGGGAAAGAAACGCGCGTTTCCTTTCGCCCGTCGTATGAATTTGTTTACACGACTGCCGACGATGATTGCGACACGCTCGAAAAAATCATCTTCTTTTATCAGGTCAACAACGAGCCGGAGCGGCGTGATCAGCGCATCTGGCGGCAGAAGTATTTTATGCAGGACGGGCGATGCATTCTCAACGAAGGCATATATGACGGCTACGGGCGCATCGTCGAAAGCGGCGAGGATGTGGACACGGGACTGGATTTCATTCCCTGTTACGTCATCGTCAATGACGGTCTGACCGGCGATATGATGGGCGAAAGCGACGTAGAAGAGCTGATGGATTTGCAGAATGCTTACAACTGGCTCAATTCCGACGACGCGGACGCGCTTAAATTCAACATGTTCCCCCAGACGGTGGCGACCGACGCAAAGGCGGATTCGCTCGCGGCTATGAGGATTTCTCCCGGTGCGCTGGTGGATTTGCAGACCGACCCCGCTATGATGGGCGACAATGGCGGCAAGCAAGCCAAACTCGAAAAGTTAGAGGCTTCCTTCGGCTATTCGGAACGCTTTGAGGCGGCCATCAACCGCACCAAGAATGATATGTATGATCTGCTCAGCGTACCCAACATCAGTCTGGAACAGCTCAAAGGACTGATGCAGTCCGGCAAGAGCATGAAGGCGCTGTATTGGGAGCTGATCGCACGGTGTGAGGATAAATGGGCGAGTGAGGACGATTTTGACGAGATGGCAAACGATCAGCAGGAAGTCGCGCATCAGGTACGCAGCCGCAAGAGTTACATTACCAAATGGGGCACCGCTCCCGACGCAGACGCGGAGCTGCGGCAGATCAAGCTGGAACAGACGCTTTTTGCCGATGCATTTGACGCGGCGGTTGCGACGGAGCTGAAAGAATAAGGTGTGATGACGCATGGCGAGTGAGGATTATTTGCCGCTTTTCCGGCGGGCGCGTGCCGATCATTTGAGAAATATTCAAAATGTGTCGGCGGAAATTGTGGCGCTGTACCGTCGGGCGATCGCCGATCTGGTCAAAAAGGCGCTGAACGCCCACAAGGGTTCGCTGACGGAGCGCTGGGCTGCCGAATATGCCCTCAGCCTCGACCGACGTGTGAAAGAGCTGGAAGCGGGGCTTTATGACGTGCTGATGCAGGGCTTGAAGCGCTCCGCCGAGCTGCCGACAATCGCGATGGGCGACTGGTGGGAAGCCGTGGGCGGTCAGTCTTTCCGCGACGCCTTTACCCTGCCGCCTGACAATGTGCTGACGGGTCTGATCAGCGGCGGTTTTTACAGGGACAACAAGGGACTGTCCGAACGCATATGGGGCGTTTCAAAAGGGTTTGAGAAGGACGTCGGGTACATCATCGACCGGGGGATCGCGGAGAAGAAGTCCGCCGTGGAGCTGGCGCGGGACTTGGAACAGTATGTGCAGGCACCTGCCCAGCGGGATTTCGACTGGGGCAAGGTATATCCGAATCTCAGCGGGAAAAAAGTGGATTTCAACGCGCAGCGCCTGGCACGCACCGCCATCAACCACGCCTATTTCCTCGACAATGTGCGGGTCTGCACTGAGAATCCCTTTGTCACCGCGATGCACTGGGATTTATCCAACGCGCATGAAGAACGGCAGGTCATCCCCTTCGGTCCCGATGAGTGCGACGAGTACGCCGAACACGACGAGGGGCTGGGTCTTGGCAATTTCAAGCCGGAAGAGATTCCCGTGCCGCATCCGCAGTGCCTTTGCGCGCAGTGGGCGGTGATTCCTGATTCGCTGGAGGATATCGGCGCACGGATCGGCGCGTGGGCTTCCGGTGAGCCGGACGCGGTATTGGACGAGTGGTATGACAAATACGGCAACCGGAATCCGAACGGCGACCCGCGGGAAATTTTGCGCGGGAATGGCGGGGAGCTATTGCAAAATGCCGCCGGAAGTGGTAGAATAAAAATGGAGAGAGTTGCGGTTAATCATTCGGTAACAGATCAGTCTATTCAAGCTGTTCCGCTTGTGAATGTTTTTGATGATGAAGATAAAAATATTCAATTCAGGGAAATATGCCAAGATTTGTTAAAAATAGTAAAAGCATCTGGTACCGAACCAGGAACGGAGTTTTCGTTTGTCTATAACTTAGCCCTTGAAAGAATCGGTGGATATGTGCAAGGTGACATTGGAAGGGTCAGTATCGAAAACCCGAATGTGTTTCATCACGCCTTTCATAATCATGGAACAGGTGAAACTCTTGGTTTTTCAGATATATACAACCTTACCAACCGTCAAAGGCAGATGAGTATTACTGCCGTTGGAAATACGGGCAGTGTGTATTGCTTAATGAAAGATAAGACGGTAAAGCGTAATGAGTATCTTACTTATTTGCTCAATGCTTCACAAGAAGTAATCTATTCGGCAAATGGGACGGATTTTACTCTCGCATCGCTCGATCAAATCAAATCGGGTAAAAGCGGTAGAGACGCCATTGATGGGCTTGATGAACAACAAACGGACGCACTTCACGCAGCAATGCTTTCGTCTATCGAAAAAATTATGAAAGACGGTGAAAAATTTGGATTCAAATATATTTCCGGAACGCCCCGACTGGCTAACGGACTGGCAGATTAAAGTATTTCGGCAGTCTTTAAAAGATTGTCCGAATCCTTATACTGACGAGGAAATAGAAGCCATGGAAAACGATGATCCGGCTTTCAGCATTACGAGAGCTAATGCGCGAACCGCTTTGGATATCTTGACTGAGTACGGAATACCGCTGACTGACAATGATGACACAACCGAATAACGAAGCCTGCCCGGCATCGGGTGGGCTTTTATTTTTGCATGATGGGAGGTGGATGCGATGGACGATAAACCGAATATCAATTGCAGATGTTCCTTCTGGAAGGAGTACGCGGATACTTTCATCAAACAACCGGATCAAACAACCGGATCAAACAACTTTTCCCGGCGATGGTACAACTTCCAACCTACTCTCAGCCGACTCCCAACCAACTCCGAGCCGACAGGAGAGATTCTGAAAAATCAACCAAGCTGCAAGTTACCGGCAAGTTGGGAAAGCGCGGAAAATAGGCGTTTGTGGGGCTTGTTGGATTTTTTGTGCAAGTTAAAAATCTGTCAAGGGCTCCCTCCGTCTCGCCTGCGGCGATCCACCTCCCTCAAGGAGGGAGGCAATAAAGCGCCCACTGGGCGGTCAGATTTGGTCTGTGGCGCGTTTTTGGCGCGGCAGGGCATAATTACCCTATGAAAATAAAAGCCGCTCAGAGCGGCGATTTTGGAAAGGAATGACGTATATGAGCTATATTCCCGACTGCCGGAGAGATGAATATTACAACCAGAAATTTCTTGGCGACAAAGGCAAGGAATTTATCCGCGGCTTCGACTGGTGCGCCGAAGAGGCGGTGGACAATTTCTTCGACAACCACTATGACGACGACACGGGCGAATACCTCGCGCATATTCTGACGCAAAAGGTGCCGGAACACCTGCGGAAAATGTACACGATGGAGCACACGTTCGACGACCGCGCCGACGAGGAACGCACGGTGGAAACCTACGCCGATCTGATTCGATTTGAACTGCTGCGCTGGATCGAGACGGAGCGCAACGAGCTGATTACTTACATGATCGACAGCATGAGCGATGAGGAATACGTCGAAAACGGCGGCGCGATTGAATAAAAACGCATCATGATGTGTTTTAAACGCTTCATGATGTGTTTTAAACACTTTACGGTGCGTTTTTATTTTGTCCGATACGCTCACGACGTTAAACTGCGGCGGCTTTTTATTTTCACCGTTTCAACGGGTATTTGTTGATATCTTTCTTCAATCAGCCGACGGGCTTAAAACGGAAAGGAGGTTTTCCAACATGGAAAATCAGAACGCACAACAGAATGTGCAAAATGCACAGGCCGCCACTCCCGCTGCCAATTCGCAGCCGGTGGCGGGAAATCAGCAGGGCGCTGTCACTGTGAGCGCCGAGAGCATTGTCGCCGCTTTGATTCCCGCGCTGGATGCAAGGCAGGAACGCACGGAAAGGTCGGTGATCAAATCGTTTGCCGAGCAGAACGGCGTAAGCGTGGAGGAAATTACCAAGCTTATGACTGATTACAAGGCGAAGCAGGCGACCGCGATTCCCGCCGACGTGCAGAAACGCATCGACGAGCGCATGAGAACCGCCGACAACCGGCTGATCTCCGCCGAGGTTCGCGCGGTCGGTGCGGAGATGAACATTATCGACATTGACGCGGCGTTTGCGCTGATGGACAAATCCGGCGTGAAGGTTGGCGAGGACGGAAGTGTGACAGGCGTGAAAGAGGCACTGGAAGCACTGACCGCCGCCAAGCCGTATCTGGTCAAGGCTGCGCCACCGCCTTCCGGCACGGGCAGCACCGGGAACTTCCCCAGAGGCACCGGCAGCGAAAACGCCGACTTCGCGGCACGTCTGGACGCGGCACGCAAGAGCGGCAATCATGGACTTGCCACTTCTATCATCTCGGAAGCAGCGGCAAAAGGTATTTATCTGAGATAATTATATTTTGAAAGGATCTGAAAGTATATGGCAAATGTAAACGGTACGGGCACTGTGTTTAATCTGCCTAATTTTGCGGGACAAATTTATTCCGCTTCTCCCATCGTTACGCCTTTTCTTAATCTGATAAGAGGCGCGGCGGTCAAGACCAACAATTTCCAGTTTGCGACCGGCGTTGAGTATTCTCATGAGACGGCGGCTCAGCCCGCTATCTCAGAGACGGCTTCTCTTACCGCGCCGACTGCTATCAGTTATGTGCGTTCCCAGAGCACCAATGTCACTCAGATTTTCCATGAAAAGGTGTCCGTCACCTACGCCAAGCAGTCCAACAGCGGCAGACTCTCCGGTATCAACACCGCCGGTGCGCAGAACGACGCTCCGAACGAGCTGGAATTCCAGACCGCCCGCGCCCTCGAAAAAATGGCGCGGGATGTGGAGTACACCTTCCTCAACGGCGTGTATCAGCTCGCGGGGTCTTCTGCCCAGGCTAACAAGACGCGAGGAATGCTCGCCGCCGCCGGAACTGTCGTTGACTGCAATAACGCCGCTCTGACGCAGGACTTCCTTAACTCCGCCTACAAAGCCGCATATGACGCGGGTGCGGATTTTACGGATATGGTGCTTATATGCAATTCTGCCGTGAAGCAGTATCTTTCCATCATCTACGCCAAGCAGATGGGATTCAACCTGCCTGACACACGCAATGTCGGCGGCGTAAATCTCACCACCATTGAAACCGACTTCGGCGCTCTGAGAATTATGCTTAACCGCTTCATGCCTGCCGGTGTGCTTCTCGGCGCGGACATCTCCTGCATTCGTCCTGTGGAGCAGGACGTTCCCGACAAAGGCAATTTCTTCCGCGAACCGCTTTCCAAAACAGGCGCCGCCGAGGAATATCAGATCTTCGGGCAGATGGGTCTGGATCACGGCCCCGGCTGGAAGCATTTCAAAGTCGTCAACATCGGCGCGGTCACTGTCGCGGATCCTGTCGGTTCCTCCGGTTCCGGTTCTTCCGGTTCCGGTTCGTGAGGTGACGGCTGATGTATTTACTTCTCGCGCCCGACCCGACATTTACCGGGGTGTGCAGCGGCGTGGCATTTGAAAACGGCGTGGGGGTCTGCAAGAGCGACTTCCTCGCTGGTTGGCTCTGCGCGAAGGGGTTTGCCGTCCCGCCCGATGCGGGACATACGGACGAACCGGAAGAGCCTACATCGGATATTCCTGATGATCTTGACGCGCTGGGAATCACTGAACTTGTCGCAATGGCACGGATGCACGGCATTTCCCTTGCCGGAGTGAGAACGGGCGACAAGAACGCATTGATCGAGCGCATCAAAGGAGGCGGAACCAATGGCTGATGCAAACAATTATTCTGACCTGGAATGCGATTGCCCGTGCGCTTCGGGGTTCACCGACGCGGCGCTGCTGATGCTTCTCGAAAAGCACGGCGGCGACCTGCGGGCGGCAAGCTATGAAGGATTGCTGCTGAAGGCCGAGGACAATTCCCTCAGTCTGCCGGACGGCTTGCAGCTTGACGACAACCGCGATTACTGGCTGCGGCTGGCAAGTCTTTACCGGCCCATACGGGCAATGAATATTCCCAGAGCGGACGAACAATTCAATTCGTAATACGGGGTGAAAGGAGCGCTTGTGGAATGGAGCATATGAGGAAAAAAATATGCCAACTGCGGTGCGTACTTTGCCGGAACGGACTTTTGCAAAGTTACAACGTCTATGACGTACCCGTGGACGAATACGGCGCGGAGGGAACGCCTGTGCTTTACACCACCGTCAGGGGCTTCTATTATGCCAAAGGGTCCCGCCTCGGCTCCTTTGCGCTGGAAATCGCCGGAAACCTGCTCAAAGGCGGCGGCAAAACACGACGGCTGATGACCTTTGACGATCCTGTTACCTGCAAGGTTGGTGATCTCGTGCTGATCGGCGGCGTGTTTTACCGCATGATCGCCATTGAGTCGGTCTATGACTTATATCATGTGATTGATCTGGAGGTGCATACGGGTGGACATCCACATTAACATTGACAACGCGCTGAAAGGCTTGCAGGCGGCGCAGGAGAAAGTGCATCGCGGCATCGAGCTTTACGGACAGACCGCGTCGCTCAAAATGGAGGCTTACGCCAAGGAAAACCGACGCTGGCATGACCGCACGGCTTCGGCACGGCAGACGATCAAAGGGGTTTCCGGCTGGGGGCATATCGGCACCACCGAAACAACGCTCAAACACGTCAAAATGACGGAATACGGATGGGAACACGCGGTCAATACGTTTGACAATCCCAACCGCGTGGGGTATGGTGCTACCTTCACTGTCGGCGTATCGGGAAATATGCCGTATTCTCCCTATCTGGAATACTGTCATTTCCGATATGCCGGCGATCTGTCTATTCTATGGCCTGCCGTGAACGCCCTGACCGCCGAGACGCTGCGGGGATGGGCGGCGATGCTCAATGCGCTGCATTGATCGGAGGGAAACTCTATGACTTACAACGACATTGTGACGGCGCTGAAAGAGGCGGGCGTTGCGGTGTATCATCCCGGGGCACGGGCGGGGGTCTGCACGGAGCCTTACGCGGTGGTGCAGGATTCCGGCACCTATCAGTATGCCGCTTCGCGGCGGCTGGGGTACACGCTGGTGCTGGTGCATTGCTATGTGCCTCTGGGAAACTATCCCGCGCTTGCCTTGCTGGCAGGGCGGGTCAAGGACGCGCTGCGTCCCCTCCTCCCTGACCTGCGACCGACCGGAAACGAGGGGCTTCACGAGATCAACGACACATTCCGGGCGCATGAAAGCACCGTCGAATATCTGATACAGAAAAAATTATTTTAGCCGTCAGCATTGCGGACAGGCGGCTATCGGCTGAAAAAGAAAGGATGACTATAAAATTATGGCAGTATTACAAATGGCGCTCGCCAACATCGAGAGAGTGGACATTGTAACCGAAGAAACCGCGACGCGGGTCTTTTCCTTTGATACCGCGAACGAGGCTTCGGTGGAGGCGCAGGTTTCGGCGGGGACGGAAACCGAACTGCGCGTGAAAAATCAGATTCTTGCGCAGAATATCACGGAAGATATCGTCAAGGGGTTCAACATCACGCTGAAAGATTCGACGTTTGCACCGGATGTGTTTGCGCTGGTGGACGGCGGTACCAGCACCGTCGCCGACGACGAATTCCAATCCTATACCGCACCTGTCGCAGGGCAGGTTTCCGCACGCGTCAAGAGTACGCTGATCGTTTATGCCGCCGAAAAGGATTATGACGGCAACTCGCTTTCCTACACGGCGTTTGCCTTCCCGCATGCTTCCGGCACGCCCACGTCGGTGAGCCTGAAGGACGGCGAATTTTACGCGCCCTCCTACACGCTGAAAAGCAGACCCTCCAAGGGTGACAGCCCGATGAAAATTGACAGGCTGCCCTCGCTGCCAATTGTGGTAAAAGCTGCGGGTGATCTGCCGGAATCCCCTGTGTCGGGCAAGACCGTCATTCTGGTGGGCGCTTCCGGTATCAGCGGCATTCCCGACACGCTGGCCGTGGGCAGCATTGCCAAGTACAACGGCACGGCTTACGCGGCGGTATAAGGCGCGCGCCTGGAAAAAAGACGCTCGCTAAGAGAATAGAGAATAAAGAATAAATAATAAAGAAAGGACAATAAAAATGATTGATATGACAACCATCAAAACTTCCCAGACCGTCACGCTGCCCGGCTGGTGCGGCGAGGTGTGGGAGTGCGAACTGAAACGCCCCTCGCTCATGGCGATGGCAGCGGGCGGGTTGATTCCGAATCCCCTGATGAAGACGGCAAGGAAGATTTTTTACAGCGGTATTTCCCCCGCTGACGGCAATCTGGAAGAAGAAGGCGAGATTCTCTTGACAATTGCCAAAAGAGCCATGGTATCTCCTGCCTATGACGAGCTGGAGGCGCACGGCATCGAACTGACGGACGAACAGCTCATTGCAATCTTCCAGTTTACGCAGATAGGGGCGAAAGCACTCGACCGATTTCGTCAGCTCCCCGCAGATTCTGACGATACTGTCCATGGCGCGGAGGTTTCGGAGTAGACCGAGTGAGATTCTGCAGATTGAGGACGGATATGAGGCGTATTGCTTCGATGAGGCGTGCTGCTGGATGCTCGGACAGCTCGAAGAGGGAAAGCGCCCTTTCTTTGGCCGGACAGGCGGCACGAAGCAGGGCAGCGGCAACGCGGAGACGGTGTCGCTGCTCAAACAATTAGGTGCGGAGGTGAAAGGTATTGGCAATTAACGCGGGCACGATCTCAGCGTTTTTGGAACTGAATACCAGCAATTTCTCTGCGGGCATTGCGTCCGCCAACAGCCAATTGCAGGCGCTGTCGGACGACAATCTGAACGCGGCCGAAAAAATCAAGGGCGTGGGCGGCGCTTTAACGACCATCGGAGGCACGCTGACAAAAAACTGGACGGTGCCGCTGGTCGGCGCGGGTGCGGCTGCCGTGACGGTCGCCGCCAATTTTGACGCGGGCATGAGCAAGGTGCAGGCGATATCCGGCGCGACAGGCGAGGAACTTGACAAGCTGCGGGACAAGGCGCGGGAGATGGGCGCAAAGACCAAATTCAGCGCCTCCGAGGCGGCCGACGCGATGAGCTATATGGCGATGGCCGGATGGAAGACCGGGGATATGCTGGACGGCATCGAGGGCATTATGAACCTCGCTGCCGCGAGTGGTGAAGACCTCGCGGCAACGTCGGATATCGTGACCGACGCCTTGACGGCGTTCGGTCTGAGTGCCAAGGATTCGGCGCATTTTTCGGACATCTTAGCGGCGGCATCGAGCAACGCGAACACGAATGTGTCGATGATGGGTGAATCCTTCAAGTATTGCGCTCCGATTGCCGGCGCTATGGGCTATTCGGCGGAGGATACCGCTGAGGCGCTGGGACTCATGGCCAACAGCGGCATCAAGGCTTCTCAATCCGGCACGGCTATGCGCTCCATCATGACCAAGCTCACAGGCGAGATCAAGCTGTCGGGCAAGGAACTGGGGAACGTCACGATTCAGACCACCAATGCCGACGGCAGCATGCGCGGACTGTCGGAGATTCTGGGCGATTGCCGGAGCGCATTCTCGAAGCTGACCGATTCGGAAAAGTCACAGGCAGCGGAAACGCTTGCCGGAAAATATGCTATGTCGGGCTTCCTTTCTCTGATGAATGCCGCTCCCGAAGATATCGGAAAACTGTCCGGGGCGATCAGCAATTGCGACGGTACGGCGAAGCGCATGGCGGACACCATGCAGGATAACCTGCAGGGGCAGCTCACTGTTCTCAAATCGCAGACGGAAGAAGTGGCCATTGCTTTCGGTACGGAGCTGATGCCCGTAGCACAGGATTTGGTAGGAAAAGCCAGCGAGGCGGTGCAGTGGTTCGGTTCGCTCGACAGCGGCGCAAAGCGCCTGATCGTCAACGCCGGACTGGTGGCCGCGTCACTGGGTCCCGTGCTTATGATTACCGGCAAGCTGACCTCCGGCGTGGGCGCGCTGATGAAGACAGTAGGCGGCGCGGTGACGGCGTTTCAGGGTGCCAGCTCGGTGATGGGCGGTCTGGGCGCCGCGCTGACCAGTATTGTGACCCCTGCCGGATGGGTGGTGCTGGGGCTGGCTGCCGTGACGGCGGCCGGGGTGGCGCTGTATGCCGCTCACCGGAACGCCACCAAAGGCACGCGCGAGCTGGGAGAAGCCATGAAGGGCGCGGCGAAATATGCGGAGGAATTCAACGGCAAGCTGGATATCAGCGGCGGGACGGTGGAATTCACCGCCGAACTCAGCGGCATCACATCAAAAATACAGGACACGCAGGACAAGATCGACGCGATCATTGCGGAGTCCGAAAAAAAGAACCGCAAACTGACCGACAGCGAGATCAAGCGTCTGAAAGAGTATTATGAGGAACTGAAGAAGCTGCACGAGGAGCAAGCACAGTATTACACCGAAAGCCTCGGGGCGCTGACGCAGTCCGTCAATGACGGGCTGGAGGTGACCACAGAGAGCGCCGGGGAGATACTGGCGCAGGGCAAGGCCACGATGGACGCGGCGCTGGACGCGGAGAAACAGGCGCATTATCAGCGTCTGCACGACATCCAAGAGATTTACAAGAATGACGCGGCGGCGCGTGAGGCGGCCATTGCGAAGGAAAACGCGGATTACAAGGCGCGCACGGAGAGCATTAAAACTTCCTTCGGTGAGCTGACAGCGGCGGTGGCGGACGCCTACGCCAAGCAGAATCTGACGGAATCCGAGTTTTTCGCTAAGCTGAAAGAACACAATGACGCGGTGGAAGCGGAGAATCAGCGGCACAGCAAAAAAATGAACGAGATCACGGCGTTTGAAAAGGAACACTATACACGCTTACTTGACGAAAGGCGCATGGAGAACGCAAAACACAATCGCGTAATGAGTCAAATCAATCAACAGTTGGTTGATAACTTCGACACCAGCAGTCAGGAAATTATCGGCACGCTGACGGCGATGATTGCAGATATACAGGCGAACAATGGTGTGATGACCGCAGAAACACGGGCACTCGCTGAGGAAATTCTTACCTGCTATAACAGTCTCCCGGAAGATATGCGGGAACCTTTTAACGAGACGGTCACCATCATACAGCAGGCGATGGATGACTCCAAGGCCGCGGTAGCAGAAGCGGGACCGCAACTGGTTACCGAAAGTCAAAAGATTTTTTCTAGTATGGCGGCAGAGTTTAACAAGTTGCCGGGAAGTGCGACCAAAGCATCACAGAACGCGGTGGACGGAATGATCAGTCCCTTTGAAAGTAAGGAAAACAAAGGAAAGATAAAAACCGCCACCAAAGGATTTGTCAAGCTGATTCCTGACGCAGCAAAAGATGAACTTGACGAAAACTCTCCCTCCAAAGTGATGGATAAAATCGGCGGCTTTGCCATTGACGGTCTGATTCAGGGAATTGGAAGCAAGAAGGGCAGCGCGGTCAGCTCTATCGGCGGCATTATGCAGAATATGCTGACAGCGGCGCGGGGCGTGGATTTTAAGCCCGTGGGAAGCAACATCGTGGGCGGCATATTGTCGGGTCTGAATGCGCGCAAAAACTCCCTGCTGGCAACGGCGGGCAATCTGGCCAACAGCATATCCACCAAAATCAAGTCGGCGCTCAAAATCAATTCGCCGTCCCGTGTGATGATGGAGATCGGTGAGTTTACCACAGCCGGCATGGAACTCGGACTCATGAAAGGCTCCCAAAGCCTGTATGAAACCGCATCCGCGATCAGCCGCGACACGGCCGAAGCGCTGTCCGGCATTACGCCCACCGTTCACACCGATTTCTCCGGCTCCTTCGCGGAGGACAAACTGGATCGGCTGCTGGAAGCAGTGGAGCGCCTCGCGGATTCCCGCCCCACCATGGAGATCGACGGCAGACCGTTCGGAAGGCTGGTGAGAGAATACGTGTAGCGCTCACCTGGGAAAAAGACGCTCGCTAAGAGAATAGAGAATAAAGAATAAATAATAGATAATAGTGGAGGAAGCCCTGCGGGCTTGGAATAAAGAAATGTGGTACTGCGTTTCTTCTCACTCCCCACTTCCCACCACTCTCTAATAAAGAGGTGATTTTTTTGAGTGACGGGGGTATTTTGCCTTATTCGATTTGGTACGAGAATTCAAAAGGCGATGTGCTGCGGATGGATGAGCCTCCTATCGTTGTACAGACTTCGGGACTGATGGACTACCAGTGGACGCTCACGGCTTACGACAGGGCGCTGCGCGACGGCGGCAGGGTCATCCACGCAAGGCGGCCGATACAGGACAAAACCTTGGTGCTGGATGTTTTCGCGGACACGCAGGAGGCGCACAACGCGGCGCTGAACAGGTTGCATAATGTGGTGGATTATGACGTGTGCGCGCTAACTCCGGGGAGGCTGTGGGTCAATGACCGCTACATCCGATGTTTTGTGTCCGCTTCGGTCAAGACGCTCGACCGCGACTGGACCACCTACACAGTGGTGGGACTGACGCTCAAGGCCGTCTCCCCCGCATGGACGGCGGAGGAAAAAGTGACGCTGCTGCCCGTATCTGACGGGCAGACCGACAACGGAGCAAAGAACTACCCGAACCGCTACCCTTACCGATATTCTGAGGGCGGCAATATTGCCCGCTGGGTCAATACGACGGGTTCACCCGCGCCGATGGTCATCAAAATCTTCGGCGCTTGCAGTTCGCCCTCGGTTTACGTCGGGGGCAATGAGTATTCCGTGAGCGGCGACATCGCGGCGGGGAGCTACGCGGTGATCGACCAGCGGGACAAGAGCATCTACGCGGTGGCGGCCAATGGAACCAAGACCAATATCTTCGGACGGCGCAAAAAGAGCGTTGACAATTTTCTCTATGCGCCGCCGGGGAATCTGGAAATTGCCTGCTCCGGTCTGTTTGCCGTGGAAATCACTTTTATGACGCAGCGAAGCGAACCGGAAGCGCGCAGCAGCGCTGCGCTAAGAGAATAGAGAATAGAGAATAAATAACCACTAACCACTAAGAAAGGGGCTTTGTATGGAGCTGATACACGCGGAGGCGGGGTTTCATGAGATCGGTGTGGTGGACTTTGTGCAATTCGACGGCGTGATTTCTCTGAAAGCCGACATCGAGGACAACGACTGGGAGGTGCAGCTTCTGGCGGACGATCTGGCCCGGTACGGCATCGCGCTGGGGCATTACTTGTATTTTCCCGGCACGGAATGGGGCGGCTCGGTGGAGAAGATCGAGCATATCTCCAAAAGCGGCGTGATCAAAATCGGCGGCGTAAACTGGCGGGGCCTGCTGGCGCGTCGGGTCATCCTGCCGCCTGCCGGAGCGAGTCACCTTGACCTGCGGGAAGTGGAAATGAATGCCGCCATCGGGTTGCTGGTGAGCGGTTTTGACGGTTTGTTTGAAGCAAGCACGGAGAGCAGCGGGTTGTTATGCGGGAAAAAATTCCGCTATCAGACGGTGCTGGAAGGCATGGAGGATATGCTGGAAAGTCAGGGTCTGCGCCTGGAAGTGACATTAGACGGTGACAGCGGAAAGGTGCTTCTCTGCGCCCGAACCGTGACTGACCACAGCGACGAGATCGAATTTTCGGGGGACTATGATCTTTCCTACACCTCGACGCTGGGAGAGGCGCAGTTTAATCACGTCATCGCACTGGGCGGCGGTCAGCAGGAGGCGCGCACGGTGCGGCATCTCTATTTGCTGCCGGACGGGAGCGTGACGGAGAACGCAAGCGCCGACGGCGTGGCCACAGGCTTGCAGGAACGGCAATTGGTGTACGATTACCCGAACAGCGAGGACGAGGACGAGCTGATCAGCGGCGCCAAAAAACGCCTGCTGGAATACGCGGCACAAAATACGATTGAATTTCAATTTGACTCCGCCGACATTGATCTGCCCTTGGGCGACAAGGTGGGACTGCGCGACCGGATCACCGGGATGTCGGATGTAAAAACCATTTCGCGCAAGCTGCTCACCGTCTCATCCGACGGCGTGGCGCTGGAATATCAAGTGGAATGATTTAGCCATTAGCGATTAGCGGTTAGCCTTGTGGACGGGGTGCGACACGAAACAGCTATCGGCTAACAGCTATCGGCTATTGGCTAAGAAAGGGGCTATTTATGGGACAAAAAGCAATTACGATCTACACACCCAGCGGCAGCACGGCACATATCGCGGCCGAGGACGATGCATTCATCCACCGCGCGCTGCTGGGCGGTGTGAGCGGCATTCTGAGAAGTCTGACCTGTGCCAAGGTGGACGACAACACGGTGCGGCTTTCCGGCGGCGGCGTGAGCAATCGGGGGTACATTCTGTGGATCCCTGACGGCACCACGCTGGAGCTGACGGTTGACAGCGGAACGGCAGGGCAGAACCGTATTGACGTGGTGGCGTCGGAATTTGTACGCGGCGGCGGTGAGACGGCCGACACGCACGCGATCAAAATTATCAAGGGCACCGCCGTTTCGGGAACCCCTGCCGCGCCTGCTATGACAACATCGAACCTGCTGAACGCGGGAAACGTCAACCGCGTGGCGCTCTATTATGTGACACTGAGCGGCACGGAGATCACCGGCATTACACGGGTGGCGCAGCATTTGCCGACCGCTTCCGACGGCGCGCCGGATATCTATGTGCAGCAGTCGCAGCCGTCCGCGCCTCAGGCCGGGGACTTATGGATTTGGTGAGGTGGGAGTATGAGCATGAAACGATTTACGGGGGCGGCGTTTACGGACGTGACGACACGCAAGCGGTTTGACGGCGCGGCCTGGGTCAATCTGACCTTTGGACGGCGGTGGAACGGTAGCGCTTGGGTGGATTTGTGGAGTGATTCCGGTTCCGGCGGCGGCTCCGGTTCGGGCGGGTCGGGCAGTGCCAGCGGGACGCTGGTGAGCAAGGTATCCTCGACAGTGGCACGGCCGACGGTCAATTTTTCTGCGGCCTATGCCGCGACAAAAGACGGCACGGCGCTGACGGTGAATCTGACTTTTGCGGCGTGGCTCAATTCTTCTGCCTCGTCGCTTGGAACGGGCGTGAAATTGACGGTTTATGCACGCGTCAAAGGAAGTTCTTCATGGGATTCGGCGGTCATTAAAACCGCCTCTGCTTCATGGAGCGGTGCAACACGGCATAGCGCGAATCTGAGCCTGTCGGGGACGATCAGCGGCAGCACCGCGACGGTGGAATTTTACGTGACGCGCTCCGGCTCCACCTACGGCGGCACTGCCGGAACGCTTGGAAGCGCGGGCAGCCCGAAAAGCTATACATTCAGCATATGAGAGGGGATGATTAATAATTATGCAGGATTATATCGAAAGATCGATGGATATCAACGCAAAAATGGATAACATCATTGTTAAGCAGTTCGACAATGACAGTCGATATTTGCACGTTACGATCACGGATTATGATTTGCCGGACGGCAACGACAAAAAATTCAATCTGACGGGCTGCACAGCGGCTTTATATATCCAGCCGAATTTTGGGTATCCGTCATCGGAGAATGTCGCGTATGTGGCGGGTGAAATCGCTGACGGCGAGGACGGCATAGTTTCTTTTCTGTTGCCGGGCAGTGTGACGCAAAATATTGGCGACTACAAATGCGAAATCTGGTTGACCAATGGCGGCGGCGCGATCTTGTCATCAAAACCCTTCATCATGAAGGTGGAAGAATCCATTCGCAGCACAAATGCCATTGAAGCATCGTCTCAATATTCTGCGCTTGACGCGAAAATCATAATGATTGACAGAATCGAGGATGATTTCGACGAACTGAAATCCAGACTCCCGACGCTTGCGGATACTGTATCGGATATTAACATCAACCAAGTGACTGTCGGGCAGGTGGTCATGACACGCGGCTTCTATTCCGTGGACGACGGCGGAAGCTCGACGTATATTGTCACAGATTCGGAGCCGGATGTGCCTTGGTTTGTTAAAAAAAATGGCGCGGATGTGTATCTTGGGATTCAGAAAAAAACGTCATACAGCGCCTTGGAGCTTGGGTTCAAAGCCGAGGCAGGATTTGACAACGCGGCGGTTTTCAACGCGCTGCATCCGTCCAAATGCGAAATGGTTTTCCCTGACGGAAAGTTTGAGTTTTCACCTATCCATATCACCAAAACCAATCATTTCTTTTCATTTAAAGGAATAGATTCAAAAAACAGTATTTTTACATCTCAATATTACGCCGGAAGTCAGACCGTTTTTGTGCCGCATAGCGAAAATCAGACCTACATCATGAAAATCGGTGGTTTGGCAAGCGATACAGAATTAACCAATCCTGACAACAGCAATCCGTATCAGGGAAATTATTTTTCCGGATTTAAGATTCAGGACATTGCGTTTTCCGATGACGGAAAGCCCGTTACCGAGTATATGATGGAAATCGAGTATTGCGCGCTTATTAGCGGCAATTTGGCATTTCGCAACAGCACATCGAAGGCACTTTCATTTAGAAATACATGGGAACATTACTGGGACTACATTATCATCCGAAGTGTCAGCATTCCGCCAATGCTTGAAGATGCAGGCGGTGCGAATGATAATGAACATCCATATCCCGGCTGGAAAATCAACGCTTGCTGGGATATCCGAAAAGCCGACACAGCACATGGCGGTAATTGTTCCGCTATCACGGTAGGACTGCTCGACGTCGAGCGTGTCGCTTCTACGGTTTTGTGCGCGAGAACGGGCAGCAATATGGATTCCTGCACTATCGACAAGGTGCAGATTGAAGGAACTTTGCCCGACCGTATCAGCGGTACCGTGTTTGCGGCTACTGCGGCGGATGTGTCGAGCGGCATTTCCACCTATACCGATCCGAGTATGAGAAAGCTACCTTTATTCGCGTTTAACGAGACGAGTGGACTTATCATTAACAGCGTATCGCTTCAAAATGTGGGATACAAATATTTTGCTTCCGGTAATCACAACTATGTTCAAAGCCTGTTATACGGTTATGGCAATGTTTACATCGGAAGTGTGGTACAGTCCACTACGTTTCATTTATTTATGCTTTCCAACTCGAAAACAACAGCGCCAACGGCACGACAGTTTACTATCGGCTCATATGTCGCAGACAAATTTGCCATGATGCCCGCGATAACTTCCGGCTATGATCATATCTATCGTGTCTATACCTCTCCCGGAACAACGGTGCTGCATTCGACGGTTCAGATTTACAAAAACGGCGTGGGCCTGGAAACGCCAAAGACGATTGATTTTATACAATCATCGTCCGGTTCTGATACCTATTGCCCGGCGAATCCTTCCAACACGCGGCATTACCCGTGTGTGCGTTTTCACGGGTCAGGATTCAAGAAGATCGTTCCGAAACAATTCGGCGCATGCGATACGGTAAAAATCGTTATGCAGACGTCAAACGCAAATGTAATCGTAAACCGCTATAAAGCCGGTTTACTGTTGAACGAATCGTCGAGTGATATTTCCTTTGGTACGTCTGTCTCTGATTTGAGATTGCAGACACTGGTATTGCCCGCAGCGGATTACGACAGCTATGAAATCGTATATAACGGCAGCGGCAGCAATTCTTATGTTGAGATATGCAGCCTGACGGTGGAATAGGAGGTCGGAAAATGCAAGATTATATAATCCGCAAAATGGATATTGACGGTCAGATTTCCGGTATCACCGTCAAGCAATTTGACAACATGAGCAGGCTTCTGTGTGTAGAGATCTCCGACAAGGATCTGAATATGCCGCTTGATTTAACCGGATGTCAAGCCCGGATGTATATCAGCGGTCGAGAATCAACTGCCTATATCAGCGGTACCATCGTTAATGTCACCGCTGGCACAGTGAAATTTTTATTACCGGGCAGCGTAACACGGGATGTCGGCGAGTATAAGTGTGAAATCTGGATAACCGCTTCCAACGGCAATGCAATTTTGTCCACCAGGCCATTTTCGCTTTCTGTCGAAGAATCCATCAGGAATACGGGAGCCATGGAAGCATCCGAAATTTATTCCGCACTCGATGAACGGCTGATGTATGTGGACGGCTTGGAATTGGCGTGTCAAGCGGCCAATGCACGTATTGACTCAATTATAGCGTTGCAGGAGGGAAGCACTACAGGGGACGCGGAATTGATGGATATTCGGATAGGCCATGACGGTACAGAATATGGAAGTGCGGGCGCGGCGGTCCGCGGACAGATTGCAAAAATCTATGATTTCTTCATTCGATCAAACGAAATATCGGAGGTATTGACAGGATGATGGAACCTATTACGCGACAAGATATGTTTCTGGCAAATGCGGCCGGACAGGTAAACAGTGATTTGCCGACGCCGATCACGCGAGAGGAGTATTATCTGAATGAAATCTGTGGACGGTTGGACAGCATGGAGCGACCGACCGATACACAGGTGCAGGCAGCGGTTGACAACTATCTCGATGAGAACGGTATCGCCTTTAATACAAGTGCAGAAATTACGGAGGTGCTAAATGGTTGATTTAAACAAGGGTGCAACAGTTGAACTGGTCAAGGTGTTGAGCGACGACATCAGAACAGACGCAAACGGCGTAAAACATTCGAGCGCCGGAGCCGCGATCAGGGATGTTTGCAGCACAATGAAAGGTGAAATTGACGATCTGGATGAAAAATCCGGCAAATTGTTGATTCCCGCAGGAAACAAAACGTATCTGGCACAGTTGCAGGTTGTTAATAACAAGCCTGTTCTGGTTTATGCAGAGGAGGAATGATTTAATGTCAAATGTTTTTAATCTGGTTTCGGAAGAAACTTATATCGAACAAACAGATAAGCTTGCCGTTTATCTTGCTGCAATAGCAGCAAAAGGTGACGGCACGCTCCGACCTACATCGTGGTCGGACGTACAATCCATCGTTAGGAACGGTCTCGCGAGTAAGGTCTTTGCCATCGGCGATCAACTGACTTGCCAGCGTGACGGTGTGAATCTCGTCTGGGACGTCATCGGTATCGACCATGATACTCCTGCCGACCCGCAGTTCACGCACAGTCTGACACTGCAATTGCACGACTGCCTCCCTACGGCCATGCAGTTTGACGCACCGGAAGCGCTCTACTATGCTGAAAACGGGCTATCGGCGGGAACCTATTACTTTACGGTTGACAGCAGCGACTATCAATTTACGCTTGCCAATGCTGTGCCCGCGGGTGGGCAGCTTATTCTGAACTGGACAGGGACTGCTCCCACAGGCGTTTCGG